GTCTTGGCCAATATCTTTCATTTTATCGATACCGCCTGAAACAAATTCAGGAACGTTAGTTAATGGATTTTGTCCTGCCGCTTTAGTGCCTGTTTTACCTTTTGGCGGGGTTCCTTGTCGTGTACCTGGTCCGTCTTCTCTTGCCATAATTAATTGTCTCCTATATACATTATTTAGTTGACTTTATTAACAGAGTAGTTTATAATATAACAAACAATCGGAGAAAATATGAATAAACGTGTAAATTATCTAAACAACAAGGACATATTAAAGGAAATACACAAATCAAAGACTACATTCTGTAGTTATGTTGATCCTGAGTATGGCCAATATGATATAATCCTACCAGAAATTGGTAAAATTAATATTAGAACAATAGCTGAAGCAAAACGTAATAAAGCAAAACGCTTACAACAACAAGCCTTTGAAGCCGCTAAATTAGCAGGCAAGAGAGTAAAACTAGCAGAGTTTGAAATTGACTATCGAAAGATAACGAAAGAAGAACTAGTTTTTAGAATTATGTCATTTGAACATATTCCAGAAGAACCAGGACGTAAAAAGAATCCTAAAACACCTGCAGACTATAGAGTAAAATTAAACTTTCCTCCATTCCAACATTTTAAACATGATGATGCTGGAGAACTAGTGTGCATAGGCAAAAGCCACTGGGAAGGTGGTATGGACAACGGATACTTTAACAAAGCACACGGTAAAGCAACTAACAAACTTGCTATGATGTGGATGAAGTTATGTGATAGATACGCAACAAGAGGCAATGTACGTGGATATACTTACAATGATGAAATGCGTGGACAAGCAATTCTACAGTTAGCACAAATTGGTTTACAGTTTGACGAATCAAAGTCTAACAATCCGTTTGCTTATTATACTGCGGCAGTAACAAATTCATTTGTAAGAGTTATTAATATTGAAAAACGCAATCAAAATATTAGAGATGATATTTTAGAAATGAATAATATGAATCCTAGTTATACTAGACAAGCACAAGGCGAATGGGATCGTGTTAAAACACAAGACGCTAAAGCACCTGTGCTAAATCCGTCCAAAAACACTTGACTTACATCAAAATATAAAGTATAATATACAAAACAGGAGTATGAATGTTTAAAAAAGCGGCGGTGTTTACAGATATTCACCTAGGACTGAAGTCTAACAGTAGACTACACCTACAAGATTGTGAAGACTTTGTAGATTGGTTTATTGAACAAGCAAAAGCTAACGGTTGTGAAACCGGTATCTTTTGTGGTGACTGGCATCACAATAGAAATACAATTAATGTACAAACACTAGATGCAACTACACGTTGCCTAGAAAAATTAGGTGCGGCATTTGAAAAGTTTTACTTTTTTGCAGGTAATCACGACTTGTACTACAAAGACAAACGTGATGTTTACAGTGTAGAGTTTGGTAAACATATTCCTGGTATTACATATGTTGATGAAATACTAGTTGAAGATGATGTTGCATTAGTTCCTTGGCTTGTTGGCGAAGAATGGAAGAAGATTAGTGGCATAAAAACAAAATATATGTTTGGTCACTTTGAACTGCCTAGTTTCTATATGAACGCAATGGTACAGATGCCTGATCACGGTGAATTAAAAGCTGAACATTTCAAACATCAAGATTATGTGTTTAGTGGACACTTCCACAAACGTCAAGTACAAGGTGCAGTACATTACATGGGTAATGCTTTTCCACACAACTATGCAGATGCATGGGATGATAAACGTGGAATGATGATACTTGATAAAGAAAATAACAAAGAACCTCATTATATTGATTGGCTTGACTGTCCTAAGTATCGTACAGTTAAACTTAGTCAACTACTAGACGAAAAAGACACACTACTTAAAAACAAAATGTATCTTAGAGTAACACTTGATCTTCCAATTAGTTACGAGGAAGCAAGTTTTATCAAAGAAACATTTATTAATGAATACGATTGCAGAGAAATTACATTAATTCCTAGTCAGCAAGACGAAGAAATACATACAGACATTGACATTAGTACATTTGAAAGTGTAGATGAAATTGTTACTAAAGAAATTACTGCATTGGATACAGAAAACTACGACAAGAAGTTATTATTGGGAATTTATGACGAACTATGATTAAGATAAAAAGTTTAACCGTAAAGAACTTCATGAGTGTGGGCAATCAGACCCAAGCAGTTGATTTTGATAAACAACAACTAACACTTGTGCTAGGAGAAAACCTTGACCAAGGTGGCGATGATAGCGGATCACGTAACGGTACAGGTAAGACTACTATTATTAATGCATTAAGTTATGCCTTATACGGGCTTGCTTTAACAAATATTAAACGCAATAATTTAATTAATAAAACTAACAACAAAGGTATGTTGGTTACACTGTCTTTTGAGAAAGACGGACAAAGTTATAAGATTGAAAGAGGACGTGGTCCTAATATCTTAAAGTTCTATGTAAATGAACAAGAACAAGAAATGCTAGACGAATCACAAGGTGATAGTCGCAAAACACAAGAAGACATTATACATCTATTAGGTATGTCGCATAATATGTTTAAGCATATTGTTGCATTAAACACATATACAGAACCGTTCTTGAGTATGCGAGTCAATGACCAGAAAGATATCATTGAACAATTACTTGGTATTACAATACTGTCTGAAAAGGCTGAAGTACTTAAAGAAAAAGTAAGGCAAACTAAAGAAGCAATTACAGATGAAACTGCTCGTATAAATGCTATTGAGTCTAGTAATACACGTATTGGTGAAACTGTACGTAGTTTGCAAACAAAACAAAGTGCATGGAATACAAAACAAAAAGAAGATATTGTTAAACTAGAACGCTCGATTGACGAATTAGAACATTTAGATGTAGAAAATGAATTAGACAAACACGAAAAATTAACAAATTGGGCAGAACAAAATAATGCTATTTTGGCTCTTAAAAAAGAATTAAGTACATTAGAGCCTGCACTAGTACGTGCTGGGAAGTCTGTTGCAAAGGCAACTAAAGATATCGTAGATTTAGATGATGCAACATGTTATACTTGTGGTCAAGAACTACATGCAGACAAAAAAGCAGAGATTGCAGAACGTAAAACTAAAGAACTTGATGACGCTGTAGCATATCAATCTGAGATTGATGTCAAAGTAAAAGACGTTATGATGGCACTAGATAAAATTGGTGATATTAATGGTAAACCTACAACGTTTTATGAAACTATTAAAGAAGTATATGATCATAAGCAAAATGTAGCACAATTACAAGAAGCATTTAATCGTTCTAAAACAGAAATTGATCCTTATCAAGAACAAATTGATGAATTGAATACTACTGCTATACAAGAAATTAATTGGGATACTGTAAACAACTTAACAAGTTTAAAAGATCATCAAGACTTTATGTTAAAACTACTTACAAACAAAGACAGTTTTATTCGTAAAAAAATTATTGATCAAAATTTAGCATACTTAAACAACAGACTTACAAACTATCTTGACAAACTAGGATTACCACATAGTGTTGTATTCCAAAATGATTTGTCAGTTGAAATTACACAACTAGGACAAGACCTAGACTTTGATAATTTAAGTAGAGGTGAGCGTAATAGACTTATACTTGGTATGAGTTTTGCATTTAGAGATGTTTGGGAAAGTTTATATCAAAATATTAATTTATTGTTTATCGATGAGTTAATTGATAGTGGTATGGATACTAGCGGAGTTGAAAACTCTTTAGGTATCTTGAAGAAGATGGGTAGAGAAAGACAGAAGAATGTTTATCTTATATCCCATAAAGATGAACTAGTAGGAAGAGTAACACACGTTCTCAAAGTGATTAAAGAAAACGGCTTTACATCATATGAGAACGATGTAGAAATACACAATGAATGACGATATACACGATAAATTGACCAAGGCATATATGGCATACTTTAAGGCAAACGAGAAATTTGAGGCTCGTAACTCAGTACGAACACATCGAGAAAGCAGAAAATGGTTGCGAGAGATACGTAGCCTAGCTAAACAGCGTATGGAAGAGATACATCACAAGCATAATTCCAAGAACGAGGCATCAGAATCATAGGCAACGGTAAGTACCAATATGCAATGGACTTATCAAGGTAAAAAAGTGAAAGAAATGCCTGAAGGCGTTGAAGCATTTGTATACTTGATAACAAATAAGTCTAATGGCATGAAATACGTAGGCAAGAAACTAGCAAAATTTAAGACAACTAAACCTCCGCTAAAAGGCAAAAAGAATAAAAGACGTGGAACAAAAGAAAGTGACTGGAAAACCTATTGGGGATCTAGTGATAGACTTAACGCAGACGTTGAAACATTAGGCGAAGATAACTTTACTAGAGAAATATTACATTATTGTCCAAGCAGAGGCATTGCAAGTTACTTAGAGGCACGAGAACAGTTTGAACGCAGAGTACTCGAAACAGATGAATACTATAATGGTATTATTAATGTTAGAGTTGGTGGATCAAAAATTCTAAAAGAACACTTACAAAATATATAGGCAAATCAATACAGCACATAAGGATAGCGGGCCAGATAGATAATTCCGCTGTGAAAGGGTGGCGTGAGAACCACACACGTAACATATTGATTCATACGAACCATAACGATCAATATAGGCTAGTTGCTGTTAGTCAAGAACCACAATGTTCATAAAAACCCTTTAGCACTAGGAACGAAGCGAGGGAATATTGTACTATAGAGATTGCATTAACTAGCTTAATGTATCCTTTATGTTACATAATGTCGACGTAGGTTGGGAAAGGTCAGAGCCCATTGAACAGTGAAAACACCTACTTCCGAATCTCGGCTGTGACGAACTCACATGAAGTGCAAACTTTGAGATTAGATGGAACCGTAGTAGGTTCCGTCTGACTGAAACAATCTACATGAAGCAATTACAATATTACTACGTAATATTGCTTTAATT